CTACCTTTCGAGAGACCCATCATCTCTGCAATAGAACGTCCGTCAGTTGTTAGTGTTACTTCTGTGCTAGTCATTGTACAAGAACCTTTCTGTGTACGGGTTAAAGAGGTCTAGTTATAGCACTATACATCCACTGTGTCAAGCCAATTCGGCCCGATCTTAGCTTCTAATAATAGTGGTACATTCATCTCAACATCATAGGCCTCAGCTATGATACGAGTTAGGTCTTCGTTCATACTGTGTATGATAGCAATCACATAGTCCTTCTCCTTTGGGTGTATATCTATAACAGCTGAGTCATGTACAGTATTAACCAAGCACGACTGTAAAGGCTTGAGCCTCTCCTCCAACTCCATCAGTACCACGGGTACTACATCACCTGTAGCGAAGCCCTGCACTGGGTAGTTCTTGATGTTAGTCATGTGGCTTATGCTGCCATTCTCTCTGCGGTGTACGTCAGGGAATGCATACTGCCTACCGCTTACGTTAGTAATCTTTAGTAGGGTAATTGCTTCCTTCCCTAGTTTCTTATGCCACTTAGCTACGCCCTTATACTTCTCAGTGAAGTGCTCGTAGTAAGCCTTGACAGCTGTACTTCTACCATACCCTGTAGCCCCAAAGAGGGGTGCAAACGTGTGTTCCTTTGCTTCCTGCCTGGTAGTAGGCTCACCCGCATCAGTGATAACCTGAGCAGTGTAAGCGTGTACGTCTACGCCATCGTCAATCTCCTGCATAGCTACCTCATCCTGGGCTAAGAACGCAGCAGTTCTAAACTCAAGCTGGGCAAAGTCTGCTTCCATAACGTAGCCACCCTCCCAACGAGACACAAACACTTTCTTAACTGGGAAGGTGTTACCTCGTGGCATGTTCTGCATGTTAGGGTTACGCCCAGAGAAGCGGCCTGTTGATGTAGTAGTCTGGGATAGGTCAACGTGTAGCATACCGTCAGGCTTAGTGAACAAGTCAATACCCTCTACAAAGTTAGACAGGTAGCTACCCACAGCGTTGAGCCTACGATAATCAGTAAGAAACTCTATCGCATCGTACATAGCTTTAGTCTTAGCTGTAGCAATCAGTACCTCCAGGTTACCCTTAGACGTAGAGAAACCATTAGCGCTTACCCAATCCTTGTTAGGTGCAGAGAAGTTAAGGCCTGCCACTTGGTTCAGCTGCTTCAAGCGATACCCTCTAGCTTCACAGTCCTTACACTTGTTAGGCCTTGCATACTTAGTGCCATCCTTCTTGATGCGATACGTCTTACCTGTACCCTCGCAGGTGTCACACGTATAGGCTTGTGTCTTGAAGATACGATCTGTGTTAGCTGCTACGGTAGACTTGTACTCATCCTTGTTGTTGACGTGATCGAATAGCTCTACCCATTCCTTCTTAGACTTAGGCTTCTTACTATAGATCACATTGGACATTTGTTCGGGTGAGTTGATATTGATAGGCGTGTCACCCATAAGCTTACGCACGTGCATGTTAAGGCGTGTCTCTAGCTGCACCTTCTCATCCTCAAACTCTTTACGTACCTCATCCAGTGCAGCACGATCTACCTTGAACCCACGCTGGTACATCTTGCATAGTGTAACTGCAACCTTCATGCTTATGTCCCGTACCCTTATCATAGACTGGCTCTCAGGCTTAGAGTAGTCTTCCTCTTGAGCAAGGAACAACTCACGTGTGACATTTAAGTCACACCTTAGGTAGTCTCGTAGTTCAGCGAGGGGGATCTCATCTGTGTTGTATCCTTTCTTATAGTACTCCTTTAGTACGTCAGTCTTACGGGACGGTAGGTCACGCACCTCAGCACAATACCCTAAGCCTATACCACGCTTTGTACCACGCAGCAGTAGGTACTCACCTATCATAGTGTCATAAATCTCACCGTCATAGGTAAAACCTGACTCCCATAGCCAAGGTAAGTCATGCCGTGCATTGTGTACAATCAAAAGAGAAGTCTCATCCAGTACAGCCTGTAGTACAAACGCAGCACCACCACCTGTGTCCTTGCTCTCCTTGTGATCGAAGGTAAGTATATGCTCTTCGTCAATCTTGTCTACATTGAGAGTACCCACTTGCACTAAGAAGTTACCTGGCTCCCAAGGGTCAAGCAAAGTCTTACCCTCTCGCTTAGTAGTGTTGTTCTCTACGTCTAATACTGTTCTCATCATCTCTCCTTAAGCTGTGTACTGTGCTATGTCGCCATCCAGTTCACAAGTAATACGTCCATGCCAACCGCCATCGAGTTTGTTCTTAGCGATAGTCAGGTAGCGTGTCAAGTCTTCTTCTTCGTCAACGCCCTCAACCTGTCTGTTCTTAGAGATAAGCACCATCAAGTCTGCCTCAGCTGCCTTGCCTGTCTTACTACCTTCCATCATAGACATGTTAGGTTGCACTACACCCTCGGCATCAGCACTAAGTTGTGACATCCAGATCACAGCGCAGTTGTAGATCTTAGCGATGTTACGTGCATGGATAGCTGCATCCTTTAGGTACACATCCGACTTGTCAGAGGTACGGCTAGCGAACTTGTCACCCATGTCTAGCACTACGATGTCTGGCTTGTAGCTCTTAACTACAGCCTCAACCCATGCCATGTCCTTGCCTGTGCTATCCTTGAGTTGGATCTGTTGCTTGACCTTAGTGTAGCGTGACAGGGCCAGTGCTTTGTTCTCAGTGATCTGCTTGATGTTCATACCTGAGGAGGCTTGAACGTACCGTGCAGCTACACGCACTGCCTTCTCCTCGTTAGTCAGGATCAAACACCTAGCACCCTGATGAGCGAACCCATTAGGCGCCGCAATGAGGGACGCATGGAAGGTAGTCTTACCTGTGTTAGGACGTGCGCCTACCATAACTAAGTGACCACCACTGATACCCTCGACACGATCACGTAAGCTAGGGATGTTCATCTTCCATTGTGTCTCAATCTGGATACCCTCAAGGATAGTGTCTAACTCAATGTCCTCGAACTGGATGTTGAGGTTAGGTGTGAAGTCATCCTTGTAGTCCTCGACTAGCTTGCGTAGCTTCTCTAGGTTGTTCTCCTCTCCGTTAACATAGTTAAACCCTAGGTTAGTTACTAACTCACCCACGTGTTGCTGGAACAGGCGAGACAATACTTCAGTAGCAATCTCCTCGTGCATAGGAGACTCACTCTCAATGCGTTTGAACAGGTGAGAGTATGCCTCCTTGTTAGCCGTAGTCATAGTACGGTTAGCTGTAAAGAACAGCGCCTCTAGTTCAGAGGGTGTGATGCTCTTGTCATACAGCGACATAGCCTGATCCAGAGCCTGCTTGATCTTACGCATGTCCTTAGTGAACAGCGCATCAGGACAACGCATACCCTTGTGGTTGTCGTAGAACTCTTTGTTCATTAGGTTGCGTAGTAATGCTGTCTCTGTCATGTTATTCGTCCTCTCTTGATCCGTAACGAAGGAACTCGTATACAGAAACGATAGCTGCCACGGGCCAACCAAGTGAGAACCATATGTGTGAGTTGGGTCTCTCAGGATCAGTCGGGTCTGTTACATTAAGCAATAGGATAGCAGCCAAAGCATACATAGTAGCTGCCCCATATAGATATTCTATCATCGTGTGTCCTTTATAGGTTCTAATCTCCACATGCCTTCTGTTTGATCTAGTGAAGTGATTAAGTCTAGTAGCTGTTGATAAGATATTACGATAAGCTGGTAGCTTTTATAGGACTCATCGTACTGCCTGAGGTAAACCGTACCCTCATCAGCAAGCACCACCTCCAAGTCCTCAAACTCATCATGCTCGTCCATACTAGTAACGATAGCAATGTCATGCTCAAACTCAACGCTGTACATCTGGCTGCTCCGCTACAAGTATGTTGACGTGTGCTACGTTACCCTCAACACGAGTGATAACAAAGTCTAGCCCTGCCTTGGTGAGTAACAAACGTAGTTGACCTACAGGTATCATGCCGTGTCCTTTCCATCCATATGTATCAGACGATCTAAGTACCACTGTGACTTGAGTAGATCCTCTTGCTTGTTCTTGTAACGCCAGCGGTGTAGGTACTTTGCTATGTTACCCCGTAGGTAGCCAATGTATTCCTCTTTAGTTAGGAAGTCTTCGATGTAGTCAATACATTCTATCTTTCCTTTACCGTAGTGCGCTGGGCTGTTCACGTTATCAGCTGTATGTTCAGCCATTACGCTACCCTTAAAGTCTTCATGCTCTTTCATCAAGCGTTTCCATTCACTGTTTATCATTACTCTTCCTCCAGACAGAAGCTACACCATGTGTCCTTGCTTGCATTACCACAGCTGACACACTTGCGCCACTTATTCTTTTCTTCACGATCCAAGGATGCCTTACGTTCCTCTGGTGTCATAGGTCTGATGTCACTAAAGTCTGCCTCCATAGGCCACTCATTGTCTGTCACGGAGTACATCCTCATACTTGTTGAACAGCTGTTCAAACTTCCACTGGTATAGCTGTTGCATACCCATTAAGGTGTTCATCATTTCATCCTCAGTAGGCTCACGTTCACCATCGCCTATCTGTCTGAACACAACCTGTAGGTCATCACAGACATGCCAGCAATCCATTATCATTGGCTCTAAGTCATACAGTTTAGTCATCATCATCCTCCGTTAGTGCATCCCAGCTTACCGGGAATAACTCAATCATCTTGTTGTCTATCTGTCGTGCTACCTCTCGTGTCTCTGCCTGTGTGTCATCCTTGCAGCGCAGGTTACACATATCAGCAAAGGCATCAAGTGAACCTGACCAGTACCACTCAGTCATCATAGACTGTGGCAGTACCATACGTGCTTGCTCAGGTGCTACACCCTCAGACAGTAGGGTCTTGTAGGTAGACAACTGCCTGTGCCACTGTACCTCTTGGTCAAGAAGTATACTCACTGACCCCTCACTACCCTGCTTCTTGTCGGAACTGCGTCCACGCCACACGTCAGGCTCATAGAACTCAGGCTCATCATCGACATACCTACGACTGATCTCATTCCAGCGTAGGAACTTATGCTTGACTAACTGACGAGCTACAAAGATCGGAGCCTTGACGTGGAAGCTGGCGAAGCAATGCCCAAATGGACTGATGTGTTTGTGCTTGGCAAGGTAACGGATCAGCTTATCATCCTTAGCCTTGAGCTTAGGTGGACCCCAGGGATCGTCTTCCATCTCAGAAGTCTTACCGAATGATACACGGGCAGCGTTAGCTACAGTCAGGTCATTGCCCATGTGGTCTATGTATGTTGCTTTAATCATCTACCTGTACTCCAATACATTCCACTGTTTCATTCTTATCGTTGACCATAACAGCTGCATCTCTCAGACCAGACTTACATAAGGTCTCATTGTCATACGTACCCAAGTGGTAGTACCTAATACCATTCTCCGGTACTAAGACAAGCCACAACAATATCCATACTGTATTCATAGTACCATCTCCTTAAGTCTAATTATATCCTCATGTACACCATACTTGATGTCATCGTCAAGCAGTAAAGCCTTGGTGGGTAACCCTGTCCATAGCTCTATCTCTCGTTTGTATTGCAAGGTCTTGTGTACTGCGTCCCTGTCTAACGCTACGATCACCCTGTTGAATTCTCCTAGCTGTTGCATAATTGTCACACTTATAGATGTACCCAGGACTGCAAATCCTACTGCGCTGGGCATAAAGTGTGACACTTTTATCGCACTGATTACATCCTCTACCACCACAGCCACGTCAGCCTTAGAGTTGGTACGCTTGGTGAAGTAGTCAGCGTTGCCACTGTAGCGATACCACTTAGGTATAGCACCATCAAGCGCACGGCCTACAGCATCAATGAGTTTACCCTTGTAGTGTATAGGAAACACAGCACGTCTATCCTTCACATCATACATCAAACCCTCATGTTGTAGGTCATACTTAGCGATAAAGCTCTGTAACAAAACGTGATCTGAGGTAGGCTGCACTACATATTCTGGATAAACTAGTGCTTCTATCTCCTTGTTCTTACTAGGTTCTGTCTTATTCATGCGTAACTTAATCTCTGCTGCTGTCATGTCTGTACTGTATGCGCCACGCAAACCACAGCTTAGCTTGAAGCAGTTGTACACGTAGTCACCACCATCCTTGAAGCAAGAGAAGGTGTTGCGTGAGCGACATGATGGGCAGTCCATACGAAGGGAGTCACCATCACGTATGTCGAGTGTGTCTAGGTAATCACGTATGTTGGTCCTTGACATGTAGGTAATCCTTTTCTTGCATTGTTTTTACTCTATGGCAGTTTGCACATAACACTTGGCACTTTCTTATTTCATCCTTTATCTTCTTCATACCCCATCCTCTGTATGAGTGCGAAATCGTACCTTTTTTTTCACTGGGATTTATATGGTCAAATTCTAATGCAGCATAGTGCTCTTTATACCCACAAAATGCACAACCTACTAACAGTTTATACCTTTTCATGTACTCTAGTTTCTTCTTTCTGTTTCTTTTTATTATTGCATTACTCGTTTTTGTACACTGATACTTTGGTGCACAATGACCTGTGTTTGTATTATAACAATAACGTTGAAATCTTTTACCGTCTTTTTCTGTCCCTCTTAGATCAGGGTAGCCCAGTTTAACAGCTTCGGGCACTGATATATACACTCTAATTGTCATCCGTCTCCCCTTCTCTTTGATAGTGCAGCTGATGCACCACTGAATGTGTTGACCAGGTAAGGCTTAACACTATTAGGACTCTGGTGTCCACTCACCTGCATAATACCTACAAGATCCACCCCAGCCTCAGCCATCTCAGTGATAGCGGTACGGCGTAGGTCTCTGGCTTGTAGCTTAGGGTCAATGCCAGCCTTAGCTTTGATGTTGTTGACCTGAGTGTGGATCTCAATGGCAGTGTAAGGGCTGTACCCACTGTGGTTAGGCTTGACACGTGGCGCTACATAATCCTGGAAGCCAAAGTCTACACGCTGTGCCTCAAGCATAGCTAGCAGTTCATCTGGTATAGGTAGGTGTACCTCAGCGCCACGCTTAGACTGTGTGATGTCAACACGTTGCTCTTCGAAGTCAATGTCCTCCCACTTGAGTAGGCGCATGTCACCTATGCGTTGACCCCACTCGTATGCCATGTGTAGTATCAATCCTATGCTACGCCAGCGCCACTCAGAGTATGCCGTAGAAAGGAAAGACCTAACGTCATCCTTGGACCACTTAACTTTGCGAGGCTTCTCTGACTTACGCTGTAGCTGTGACACAGGGTTAGCTATGATAGCCTCGTGACGTATGGCTGTGTTAAGCACGATGCTCAGGCATGTAGCCATATAGTTAGCAGCAGATGGACCATTGTTATCAGTCCACCTATCGTAGGCATACGTTACATGCTTGTACCTGATGTCGCTTAGCTTGATGTTACCTAACTCAGCACCATTCTGTACCTTGGTAGCACACACACGGTTAAGTGTACTCTCATACTTATACTGTACTGCACTAGATAGCTTAGCGAAGTTAGCACTACGGATGTACTGCGACACAGCATCACGTAGCTTAGTGTTAGGCTTAAGGTCTACCTTGTTGTGTCGCATTACAATCATCTCCTAGCTCTCCAATCTATCCAGAGGTTAAGACTATGACAATCTCCATAGATAAAGTCAAGTAGCCAAACCAAGTTTAACTTGTTATCACGCATCCTTTGTAGGTTTCTTGCTCCGATTGTCTGGTGACTGTGGCCTCCCAGCAACACGTTCACTAGGATACTTAGGGCCAGGGTCACTCGGTTTAGATAAGTGACCAACCCAATCCGTGACATCATCATGCGGATCTTCTTCTTCATCATTCATAACACCCCCGTTCCAACTCCGAATACTACCAGTGCAACTATAACTAAGGCTGCACCCTTAAAAACGTGGAACATATAGATCTCCTTCTGCCTTGAGTGAATCAATAAAGCGTAGCTCTTCACGATGGAAGTCAGCCTGTACATAGTCACCCTCCCATTCGTATTCATCTACTGCCTTGGACACACGGTTATACTCCTCATTGATAGGGAGCAAGTGCTCCGCAAGGAATAGGTCTCGCTCTTCTTGGGTCATAGTTATTCTCCTTTCTCGTAGTACCATGCGTTAGGATCATCAGGTAATACGCATGGCGTCCAGTGGTTAGGGTTACCATCATCACCTATGGCTGGGCGAAAGTCAAACATATTCTTCAACGCAAAAGCCTTGTCCCGTGCGTCACTGAGTTGTGACAGTCGAACATCCATCATCTCCATTGTGTCATCAACCAGTGCATCAATGGTGTTGTATACTTCCAAGAGTATTGCTACTTCGTCACGGGTCAGTTCTGTTTTGATTGTCTTATTAGTCATCTGTTGTCTCCATTATATAGCAACCAGCTACCTCAGTGTCAGTCATAGCCCCACTAAACCCATTCTTGTGAGTTATAGTTATTGCAGGGCCATCTGGTAGGGTCTCCCATTGTACATGGTAGAGATCACTGACCCAACGTATGTCATAACCCTTATGTAAGGCTTGTGTTACTTCCCTTAGGTTCATAAGCTTAGCTCCTCTTTTACTTTGACCAGCACCGTGGCACGATCAAGGTAATACTGCATCAGGATAACGTCAGAATAATCAATCTCACCCCACCCTGTACTCTCTATGTCATTCTCAATCATTTCCTTGAGCGTCAACAGTTCATTTGCGTTTAGTTCTAATTTAGGCATTGTTCATCTCCTATGAAGTAAGGCGGGGCCGAAGCCCCACTAAGTTAGCCAGCGAAGTGACGTACACGGCGTGAGCCTAGCTTGTTGAGTGTCTTCTCAAGGTACACGCTGCGCTTACCCAGGTGCAAGGCTGTCATGCAAGAGCCACGCTGTACACCGTAGCGCTTCTTAGACTGACGCTTACGGGTCAGACCTTTGAAGCCTACAAGATTGAAGCGGAAGCCACGAGTGCCATCGTTAAGCGGTTTGGTTGCGATACATACGAACATTATTTAGTCTCCAGTTGGTTACGAATTTCTGATAGTAAGGATAGTAGTTCCTTGTTGTTCTTCATCTTAGTGTCAGGCAAGATCTTCTCACACATAGATAGGATCTTCAAGTTGAGTGCATTAGTCATAGCATTATAATCCTAGTTGTTGCAATAGGTCAGCGTCTTCTTGAGTAAAGGTTTCAGTATCTACCTTGGTGTAGTTACTATCCCAGTACTGTTCTTTATACAAGGGGTCAGCCCAGGTCAAGGTCAACCCATAGGTAGCCTCGCTGATGTAGCTGTCGCCTAGCTCGAAGGAACCGTAGGTCATGTCAGTCTTAACTGCAATGAACCAACGTGCATACCTGTTAGTCTTCTCCTTGTCGGGGCGCTGGTATGTCTTGAGTAAGCGCATCTCTGTCTCACCGAAGGGGCCATGCCCTTTGAATACAGCGTATGGTTTATCTTGTGGGCGGGATTTACCTAGCAGGTTCTTAGTTGCAGTCATTGTCTTTACCTCCATCAATTACAATTAGCTTAGCCTTGGGACGCTTGGTAGGCCGTAGTAAGTCTAACCTATAAGCATAGAATGTTTCGTAGTCAACCTCATCAAGTCTTACCCTCGGACGGTCCGAGACTAGATCGAACCAAGCCATAGGGTAGGTGCTCTCAAGTATACCTAGCATGAGCTTGCCACTATACTCAGAGGTGGTGGCAGTAATCAAGTGCCACTCACCGTTCACGTTCTCGCATAGATAGCGAGTGTCTTCATCTACTACATCTGTCATCATAGTAAAGCCCTCATAGTTGTGCCTTCATTAGAGTTAGTTGATAGCACAGCAATCTGTGCATTGTCAACAGCCTCTTCAGAGTGCTTAGTTACGAAGCTACTGTACTTGTATGGGTTGTACGTTACATCGGTGTATAGTTCCGGTGCATGTGATATATCTTCATAGGCCATAAGCTCACCCCTAACGAAAGCATGTACGTTCTTCTTACGTTCACGCAGTACACGTTCACGCCCTGCCTTACGCACTACAAACTTAGGGTCAAGGATAGTGATGTCATTGGTATGCTTGACCACACGTCCTGTCTTGCAGTCACGCACACTGAATGTCTTTTTATGTAGGTTGAAGTATACTTCTACTCGCATAGTTATTCTCCTTCTGCCCTTATCAAAGGCATATAGC